GGGTTGGGGGCATACTTTTGCCATAGCGATCGCATCGGTTTTGCCATGCGATTTGCTATGGCACTTGCCATGCGATTTGCCATCACGCCGCCCCCTTTTTCCCGGCCCAGCGCGCCGAAGCGCCTTTCTTGCCGGCCTCTTTCCGGGCTTCCTGGGTCTTTTTGATTTCCTCTGCGGATGGCTGATAAACGAGGTAGTCGTGGACGTAGTAGCGGCGCCTTCCGGGCTGTGGGCAGTCCGGGCAGTCGTGCCCATCCTCATGCCATAGGCCGACCCGTAGAAGGTCGTGGATGGCGAGGGGTGCGCAGTCGTCCTCCATGACGCCACCTAGCTCGCCAACGGTCGCCACGGTGTAGGCCAAGCCGTCGAAGTCGACCAGGCGCAGGGCTGCCGAGGTTGGGATGTAGCCGTCCGTCAGGTTGCGGTTGCAGTACGCCATGCCCGTGATCCACGACGCGATGCTCAGCGGCGTCACGTCGGCGAACTTGGGGTGGTCGTAGAAGTCGTCAGAGATGCGAACCCAGCCCATCAGGCAGCACCGCCGAACAGGTCGGGCTCACCTAGCGGCCGGTTACTCCACAGCACCTCGACGCGATCCGTGTCGCCGGAAAGCGTTGTCGCGCCTTGCAGGTTCATGCGATGCCAGTCGCCAAACAGGTCGGCGTACAGCGGCGAGTCGTAGCCGGACAGCACGACCGACGCCTTGCAGTCATTCAGTAGTCCGGCGAACGTGCGGTGAGCGCCGTCGTCTAACATCTCGACGCGGTAGTTGGTCGCGCGCGTGCTGCCCAGATAGGGAGGGTCGACGTACAGGCAGGCGGTCGACTCTGAGCCGTAGTCGCGGATCACATCGAGCGCGTCTCGAGACTCAAGCGCGACGCTCCGTAGCCTCTCAGCCGCGGGCGCTAGTCGAGCCACGTAGGCGTCGAGGTAATCCAAGTGTGAAGTGCCTCGTGCGGCAAAGTTGCGCACATGCTTCCAGCCGGTGGGCTTCATGCTTAGTGACCGACTCTGTGTTAGCCGCACCCATACACGGCGGGCCCGCTCAAGGTCGTCCGTACCGTCGAGGCCCTTCGCCAACTCAAACTCTGCGCGCGCATGAGGTGTCAATGCCGCTACGCGCGCAAAGTCGGCGGGGCTGTCCCGGAGCACGCGCCAGAACGTCACCAGATCGCCGTCGAGATCATTCACTGTCTCAATCGGCGCAGGCCGCTTGGCAAGTAGGACCGCCAATGACCCGGCGAACGGCTCGACGTAGTGAGCATGTGCCGGCAGAAGGTCCGCAATGACCGGCGCGAGTGTCGTCTTGCCGCCGTAGTAGGCGAACGGTGGTTTCAGAGGCTGTCGATCCACGTCTCCCCCTCGCGGCTGTCCCAGCTCGCCTTTTGCGCGGCGCGCTTCTTCTCAGCCTTCGTCTCGTGGAACGGCATGGCGCGCACGTCGTAGTAGGACTCAAACGCGGGGCATTCGGCGTGGCCGCAGTAGCAGCGCGCGGGTGCGCAGTAGCGCGTGCCGGGGCACGCGGCGCAGCACTCTGGGCGTGGTGGCTGCGCATCTGGCGCAGGGGTGGCATTATTAGCCATCAGTCGACTCCTTATCAGTCGGCGAGGCCCCTGGGAACGACGGTGTTGACGCACCGCCTGGGGGCCGCTTTGTGTCTCCATTGTCCCGCGTGTCGTTCGCCAAATCCGGGGACACGCCCAGCCCTGCTTGTATTGTTCGCCGGTTCACGACGCCTCCCTCTCAAGCCATGCGAGCACCACGGGATCGCCACTCAGTGCGTCCTCGAGCGCCTGCCGATTGGCCTCTGCCTGCGCGGGCATGATCGGTTCCAGCTCGGGCGATGGTCGCGGTGTGACAGGTGCGAATCGCTCAGCCTCAAGGTGCGCGAGGACGTCAGCCAGAATCTGAGCCCGCTTCATGCGATGGCCTTCTCGACGCTGCGGCAGTCCCCGCACATCTCGGCGGTGTCGGCCTTCTTGACCTGTCGCTCCCGACCGCAGCGACGGCAGACGTGGATGCCGCTAGGTGGGGTGAGCAGCCATGGTGGGATCACGTTGCCGCCCGCATCCCATCCGGCGATCTGCAGGCGCTTGGCGATGGACCGAGCTGCGACGCCGTGCTCGGCTGCGAGTGATTCAAGGGTGTCGCCGTTGCGCAGTGCCTCGGCGATCTCGTGGTTGCGTGGCAGTGGGGACTTCTTGAAGCGGTTGCGGATGATGTTGTGACTCATTACGCCACGTCCTTAGCCGCGCGGTAGGCCCGCTGATACTCGATGCGCGCCGCCTTGCAGGGGTCACAGACGGCATCCTTGTGCGCCCTGTGGGCCGCCCAGCCCGCATACGTGCCGCACGCCGCACGGGGGCCGACTGGACGGTGCGCAGGTCGGACGGGCTTGCGTGTGGGTGCCTTCAACTGCCGCAACTGCGCCACCGAGAACCCTGCCCAGATTCCATAGCGGGGCAGCTCGTCTAGCGCGAGAACCGAGGCAAGGCACTCCTCACGCACGGGGCACACGTCGCGGCAGATCCGGGTCGCTTCCTTGGCTGCGCGGGCGTTACCTTCTCCCGTGCTTGGGAACCAGGCGTCGGGGTCCATCTGGGTGCAGGCTGCGTCTTTGGCCCAGCCGGCAGGGGTTGGGAGGAAGTCGATCACTGTGCACTCCGTTCGGTGAGGGCGGCGGCGAGAGCGCGGTAGATCGCGGCAACAGTGTCAACGGATGCAGTGCTCGCGTCCCAGCCAGCCATAACCAGCGCCTCGTCGTCGGCCAGGGTGGCGGCGTCGATCACGGCACCAGAGGCGATGAGGTCGTCGGCCTTTCTGCGCCAGTACGCCTGACCGTCACTCCCGCACTTCTCCCAACCGTGGGGACAGGCTGACGAGTCGAGGCCATGCAACCCCTTCGCCAGCGCGTCTCGCGTGCTCAAGATGGTCATCAGTTCTCCTCGTCGTCGTTGAGCCGGTCAGCGAGCCGCGCGGCAACCCACGCGGCGGCTTCGGCTAGGGCTATCCAGGCGGCGCAGATCAGCTCGCCTATCGGGTTGCGCAGGTAGGGGTTCATGCGGCACCGCCGTCGAGCCGTTCGCGCTCGGCAGTAAGGGCTTGGCGAACCTCTCGCACGATCAGGTCTCGCCGCTTCGCCGTCGTCTCAGTGAGCAAGTAGGCGTAGGCGTTGATGACCGAGGCCGCCAGTAGCACGTCCTCACGGGTGGGCTCGGTGTAAGTCAGCCGCCACGCCAACCCGCCCTCCGGTGTGTCAAGCGGGGGCATTGGCCACGAGGAACCGTCGCTCAGGCGGATGCGGTTGCCGTGGCGCACATACTCGGCACTCACGCAGCACCGCCCATGTGGTCGCACGCGCAGGCGTGGTAGGTGCCGGTCTCCATGCAGGGGACGCTGTGGCACGACGAATGCACGGGCGGGGTGAGGTTGCAGGCTCCGCAGGTTTTGCACTGCTGGCACTCGTCGGAGGTGAGTTCGGGTCTAAACATCAGGCGGCCCCCCGCACGTCGAGGTGGCGTGCGGCTCGTTTCTTTGCTTGCACCTTCGCTTGTCGCATCTGCTGACAAGGCCAGCACATGCGACGGCCAGTGTCGGGCCGGATGTAGACGTTCGCGCCTTCAAGGACGTGCCCCCGTTGGCATGTGTTCGTTCGGCACGTTGTCGCCGAGAGGTGCGCTCCTCGAATGAAGTTCTCTTGGTGCGTCACGGCCTCTAAATGTGTCGGCTTGACACACCGCCGATTGCGGCAGAGGTGGTCGATCTGGAGACCCCGGGGGATTGGCCCTACGTAGAGTTCGTAGGAGAGGCGATGCGCCAGCCAACGGCTACCCTTTGGGCGCAGCTCGCTGTACCCGACTGAGTTGGGATTGGTTGTGAGTATCCAGCAGTTGGGGCCCACAACAAGGCGCTTCCTAAACAAGCGGACTGCGTTGTCGAAGTCACTCATGCGACCGCACCTCCAAACAGGTTGAGTTGGCGTGTTTCGAGTGATCGCAGGAGGCGCTCTCGCCACGCAAGGGCAAAATGTGAGCAGTTCGCGCAGGTCTTCTTCGAGCAGTGGCGCACGCCGCGTAGCGCGTCTTGCCGCGCCGCATAGGACCAGGCGAGCGAGTCCGCTGACACGAGTTGGTCGGCGTACATCGCCAACCCCGCCGTCTTCACACCGAAGCCGTGCATTTTGAGCCCGCGCCCCTTGAGGCTGTCGAAGATGGCCGCGATCTGGCCGGTAGCTTGGCGCCTACAAACGGAGCCGATGCCGACGACGGGCTGCGTGGTCAGGTCAACCCCTGCGGCCGCATAGGCGTCGGCGTGCGCGTGGTAGTCGGCCATCTCCCAGCCCTGCAGTACAGGGATAAACGGCAGGTCGGGGGCAAGGTCGCGCAAGGTTAGGTAGTTCTCGACGGTGCGCGCCTGGTGCTCGGCGACAGTGAGCCCAGTCTTGGCGACGACCCACGGCTCGCACATCCAGTCCTGCGGGCTCGCCCACTCGAGGCGCCCCAACTCGTCGGCGTAGCGCCGCACGCTGGCGACGTACTCCTCGGGCGTGGTGCGCCAGCCGCCGAACAGGTTCAACTCGGTGAAGCCCCCGGAGTCCAATGCCCACGGGGTGGTCGCGCGCGGGAATGGGGACTTGCGCTCACGCAGAACGCGATGGCTGATGAACAGCGGCACGTCACGGATCGTCCACAGCCAGGTTGGTCGGTGGGTGCCGAGGTAAAAGCGAAGGTCGCTCATGCGATCACTCGCCGAACCCGCACGGCGGCGACGAGGGCGACGACGCCGAGCGTGATAATCAGCTTGCCAAAAACTTGACCGGGCAGCGCAGCCCACACAGGGAAGCCTGCGATCCACAGGAACAACACTGTGTCGACGAGCGAGCCGACGACGTTGGATGCGACCGCCGCGCGGATGTAGCCACGCTTCCGCAGGGGTGTGTAGACGGCCAGGTCGGCGAGTTCGCTAGTCAAAAACGCAACCCCGCTGGCAATCGCAATGAACGGCGCAGAGACGAGGAGCGACAGCGCAGCGCCCGCGGCGATGAGTACAACGGTCCAGCCCTTGCCGGCCGTGTCCTGTAGCGAGTCGCGCAGGACGAACGTGGCGCCAGCGAAGAAGGTGCCGGCGGTCATGCCGATGCCGAGCATGGTGACCATGCCGAACTCGGTGGTGACGTAGTTGGCGGCGAGGATGCAGCCAAGGAAGGCCGCGATCAGTAGGGGCTTCATCGCGTACCCCGCTCGTCCTCAACGTCAGCGCGGTCCGGGAGATCGTCAGCGTCGTAGTAGCTGGTGCCCACGCGACGCAACTCGCGGCGGTCGAAGCGTGCGGCGCGGAGGTGTTCCGCCAGGTCGTTCTCTGCGGTACTCATGCTGGGTCGCCGATCAGCGGCTCGTCAGCGACGATCTCGCCCGTCTCGGGGTCGGCGTTCGGAACCTGCTCGACGCGGACCTCCTGGGGGCCGTTCTGTGCGGCCAGTGCGGCACCGAGGCCTGTCGCCTGCTGGGACTGCTGCTCGTCGGGGCGCTGCTCGTCGATCGCCGGCAAGCCAGTCACGTCGAACGCGCGACGCAGCGCATGTGCCTCTGCTGCCTTAAGGCTCATCTCCTGCGCGTAGTCACGGTTCCCGCCGTTGACCGCGTAGCGGCCGGGGAAGGTGAACGGGTGTCCCATGTCCTTGCGGTAGACGCTGACCCGCGACACCCACTCGCGCTTGTCCTCGCTCAGTGTCGGCTCCTGCTCGACCACGATGCCGTCAAGCTGGCCGGAGCGGTGCGCAACGTGCAGTAGTCCGTCACGGGTGATGTAGACGCCACCCTTCGGGATGACAATGACGTGCTTGAGCAGCGGGTCAAGGTCGTACCGCTGCGCGACGGCGACTACGGCCTGCGAGCGCGGATCGGTGGGGTTGAGGCCCAAGTAGGCGAGCACCTTGCCGGGGTCGACGGAGACGCCGCGGGCGACATTCTCGGTGTGCTGCTGGACGGTGGCGATGTCGCTGCTCATGCTGCGTTCCTCTTTCGGTTGTTGGAGCGGCGCTTAGCCGCAAGGCGGCATGTCCGGCATTGCCGGCCGCCGCTGGGGACGTGATAGGTGTTGATCTCGTTGAATGGGTGGCCGTGCTTGCAGTGCGTCTTGCTGGCCATGGGGTGTGCGCCGTGGCGCACCTTGTCCCGCGTGTTGGCTGAGCGCGTGTCCCACCGGAGGTTGTCGAGGCGGTTGTTCGCCTTGTCGCCGTCGTTATGGCAGCCCTCCATCCCTCCGGGGCATGGGTCAACGAAGGCGCTCAGCACGATGCGATGCACTCGCATCTCGGTCCTGCGGTTGGCGCGGGTGAAAGTCACAACGCGGTAGCCATCTGGGGTTACCTGCTGCGTCAGGTTCCGCTCGCGGCGGTTGATGAGCACTCCTGGACGCCCTGGAACGGATCGGGCGAGCGCCTTGGTGTTGCCGAGGTCGCTCACCTCGTAGTAGCCCTCCCACCCGGGGACTGCGCGCCATTGTTCGGTCATGCGACAAGCTCCTCGGAATAGGTCTGGTCAGAAAGGCTGATGACGGCCGCGGTGTCGTCGGGCAGGTAGCCAGGCCAGATGCCCGACTCGCGGCAGTCGCGGAAGATCTCGAGCGCGTGGCGGTTGCGGTCGCGCGCTTCCCACAGGTCGTCGTCGCGCAACGTGGCGACGGTAACGAGGTAGGGGGGCTCCTTCATTTGGAACACGAAGGAGAACGCGAGGGCGGGGTGCCCCAGGTCGCGGGCGAGGTCGGTGTACCAAGCCGCCTGGGAGTCGTAGCCCCACTTCTTGACGGCGCCGTACTTGCCGGCGAGGTCGCGCGGGTCGACGCTGGCGGCCGTCTTGTAGTCCGTGACGAGTGCGGGTCCGAGGAGGTCGAAGCGGCAGCGACGCATGACGCCGGTTGCCTCGTCCTCTGCGTAGGCGCTGACCTCGGGGCGCCCCTCACTGAGCAGCCGCATGGCGAGGGTGTGCGACGAGAGGGCGTCGGCCATTGCCTGCACGCGCTGGTAGTCAGCCGTCAGGAGCGGCGTCTTGCCCTCAGCTCGCGCGGTCTCTCGCGCCTCTTTGGCGGCCTTGGTCTGCCATGTGGGGGCGTCGATGACCTCGATCGGTGCGCCGACCCCAAGCACGAGCGCGTGAGCCGCTGACCCCACGTCGAACACGTCTTTGTGGACAGGGTGATCCTGCTGCCACTTGAACAGCGCGGGTGCCTTGAGCAGCACCTTCGCGCCCGAGACGGACAGGCTGTCGCGGTCAGCGTGGTACTCCCGCTCTGGGATGTCGTCATAGAAGCCGGGGGCTCTCATGCGTCGTCCTCCAGTTCAGTGATCTCGCCGCACTCCAGGCACTCGCGGGTAGCGGCGCCGAAGGACCACAGGAGGTCGAGGTGGGTGGTATCGGTTTCGCACGGGTCACACTGCGCGGAGGTTTCGCGCTCGCGGATCGGCTCGTCGGGCTGGTAGTAGGCGTCGGTGTTCATGCGGCCCCCAAGTCCTCGATCTCGACCGTGATGCGGTGCGGACCTTGCTCGGGGTCGCGCCTCATGTCGGGGCCGATGACGTGCGAGTCGTCGTCGTCTGGCAGCACTCGAGCGTCGATCAAGCCGTCGACAATCGGCTTAGCCACATAGGGATAGAGGTTTGTGACGTCGCGTCGGCGTTTGTCGGGGAAGCGAACCGTGACGACGATCCGCGCCCGCTGATGCCAGGTCTCACCGACGTCGGCGTACCCATAGGCGTCGCAGGCTGCGTCGTGCGCGAGCTTCCGCCAGTACGCGCAGACGTTGGCGCGCACCATGTGATGGATGCGTCGGTTGCCGCTGACAAGGCGGGTCTGCACGATGTCGTCGAGGATGATCACGAGGCGGCCCGTCCCGCCCACGTAGCGCGGTAGCGGTTGATGCGCGCCCGGTGTGTGTTGGCCTTGTTGGAACGGTCTAGCGCGACTACCTCGACGATGCCGAGCTCGATGGCCCGGTAGAACGCGCGGCCGATCCGGTTGCGGTTGACGCCTTCGGGAAGGTGTGGCCTCACATCGTTGGCTGTGAACTCCTGCCCAGACGCTGCGGCCTGTTCGATCGCGCCGAGGATGGCTTCAAGTTCGGCGGCCTTATCGGCTGCGTCGAGGTTGGCGAACGCCTGGTCGCGACCCTGCTCGGCGGCGAGTAGGGCTTCAAAGATCGGGGTGCTCATGCGTCGCTCCCCAGGTAGGCGCGGGCGGCGGCGAGGGCTGCTCGAGCGTCAAGCCGAACATCAGAGACAGGAAGGGGCGCCTTGCTGCGGTCCCAGTCAGCCGCCGTGGCATCTAGCCAGTCGGCCACGGCGAGCGCAACGGCGGGATGCCACGAGGCGATGTGGGCGGCGTTGTGGCCATCCTCCGGCTGCACTCGGCCATTCACCGACGCGATCCACCGGGAGTCTTCCCGCTTGTCGCCTGTCCGTGGGTTGACGCGGGAGCCCTCGGAACCTTCGGCACCAACGCGCCACGGCCCCTCGGTCGCGGCCTCGGCGCGCTCCCGCATCAGCGCGGCCGCCTCACGCAGAATCTCGGCGCTCATGCCGTCCCCTCCTCGCGCATCCTCTGCGCCTCCTCTGCCTCGACGCGCCGGATGATCTCCTCAGCAGCACTGACCACGAGCGCGTGTTCGGCGTTGGCGTCGGCGAGTTGGCTGGCGATCCGGTTGAGGCGCCACACCTCGTAGCGCAGAACCTCGTTCTCGGCTTCGACATCGATCGCGTGGCGGCGGGTGTCGAGGGCTTCGGCTCTGTAGTCACCGATGACTGCGGCGATGGTCAGGGTGCCGAGGAAGGTGAGCGCGTCGGCGGTGAAGGCTGCGAGCGATGGTCGGTGGAGAGTCATGGCGTGTCCTCTGGATCGAAGTCGAGGTTCTGTAGGTCGATGCGCCAGCCAGGTACAGAGGCGAGCAGGACGATGAGGCGGGCGAGCGCGTCGCGGATCATGTGGCGTCCTCGTGCGGCCCAAATGGGCACTGACGGTCGGTCCGATCCAGCCGTGTGCCGCATGCGGGGCTGGGGCAGCGGGGCGCGGTGTCGACCTCGAGCCACCAGGGATCGCTGGCTGGGTTTGTGTAGTCGGTGGTCATCGCTGCCCCCTAGCGATGCGGGCGGCGACCTCGAACGCGTTGGCCCACGAGTCCAGATCCGGGCGCCTCGGCGGTTTGGTGCTCAGGTCACGCCCTGCGTTGTGCTGCCGAAAAGCGGTTCGGGCCTCGGCGCGCTTACTGTCGATCCCCTGCGCGATACGCTCCCCCTCGTCGGCGAGCATCTGCGCGACGACGGGGGCGAGTTTCCATGTCACGTGCTGTGGGTCGGTGCCGCGACAGACGATGCACCGATGCGCCTTCTCCACGGCCTCGGCCAACGTCTCCCGCTGCTCCGGCGTCAACTCACTCATCGCCCACCCCCCGTGTAGTCGTCGAGGTCCGGCGCGTACTCGGGCAGCGGCTCGATGCGGACGGTGCAGAACTCGGTGAGGTAGTAGCCGCCGACGACGATCACGGCGAGCGCGATCCAGACCCAGCCGGGGAGTGCGCTCAGGTCGTGGTAGAGGTTGCGGAGGTTGGTGGTCATCACCACACCTGCCCAAGCTCGGCCCAAAACTCCACGCCGTCGACGCGGGTACTGGCCGTCTCGTCAACCTCGTTGATGTGGATCTGAGTGCGGTTCGACCAGGCGATTTCCTGGAGCTTGTCGCGGGTGACATTCACGCGGCGGCGGAAGGATGGACGCGCTGGGAGGCGGGTCATGCGGACTCACCCCGCCCGGCAGGCTTCTCGAAGATGAGAATCCAGCGGCCTCGAATGTGGCCGCCGTTCTCCTCGCTCAGGAGCGGTGAGCGGAAGTCGGAGCACCAGTACCGCCCCCCGTAGCCGTAGTGGCCGTGACGCTTGGCGGGGTGGTCCGAGTGGGTGCAGATCTGGATCGGGGGCGCGGCGCTCACGACTCGTCACCGGGCTCGGCGTCGATGTAGGCGGCCTCGAAGATGCGCCCACCGAACGGTTCTGCTTCCCAGGAGAAGCGCGGCGGGGGAGGGGTGTTAAGTGGTGCTGAGCCGGTGTAGATCATCGGGCCACCGCCTTGCGGCCGAACGTGCTGATCCACACGCGGTTGTGATCGGCCCAGTCATAGAACGAGTCCCAAGGCTGGTCCCACTCGTCACCATCGGTCGTTTCGGCAAGGTCGTCGGCGATGCTCTGCAACTCGCCGTCCTGCTCGTTCGGGTCAAGGGCACGGATGCGCCGCACCATCTCGTCGCGCTTTTCCTCGAACGGCATGTCGGCGTGGAACACGTCCGACAAGTCGAGGGTTTGGGACCATCGGTTCATTGCTAGACTTCCTTTCGATACGTTGAACGCCGGTCTCTGCTGTGGTGGTGGGGCCGGCGTTCTGCTGTTGTGATGTATGGGTGGCGGGCCGGGGACGATCCGGCCCGCCGTTCCTCGCTGCGCGGTGATGGAGGGCACGCGGCGGCGAGGGGGCTTGGGGTTACGCCGAGTCGGCCAGATCCGTCGCGCAGAGACGGTCGAAGCAGCGCGACTTCTTCGGGCCTCCGGTGCGCCCGTTTGCGCGGACCCGGATCTCGCCGGTCTCATCGACGTCATGGCGGGGACGGTGGTCGGCATGCTCGCTGCGGGTGATCTCGGCGTCTTCCCAGCGGAGGGCGACGCGCGTGGCGCCGACACGACGGCCCTCGTCGTGCTTGACGGCGACCTCCTGCATCTTGCGAGGCACCGCGTCGCCGATCCATCGCACCTTGTAGCTTTCACCGTCGCGGGAGTCGACCAGCACGACGGTCAGGTACGCCTCGCCAGAACGGGTCCGCCCAAACTGGGGCTTGCTCTTGGGGTGGATGGAGAGGGTGCCGCCGGGGACGGGGATGTTGGCGAAGTTCTCGCGGGCGTCCTGTGCGATTCGGCACTGGAAGCGCAGGTCGTTCGGCGCACCCTGGCCGTTGTTGAGTGCGTTGGCGAGCATCTTGCGCTCCCACGCCGGTCGAGCCTCCTGGCCCTTGATGGAGAACCGGACGGCCCCCCTCATCGTGAAGACATCGGTCATTGATCTGTTCCTTCCAGGGTCTGAATCGCGGAATTGAGGATGGCGACGAGTCGCTGCTTCGCCTTGGGCGAGAGGGTGGAGACGTTCTTGGGGGTGAGGGAGCGCCGGACGATCGACGCGAAGGCGTTGATAAGCTCGGCCTCTTGGTGCTTGCGCTCCCGAGTGCCGGCCTCGGCGGGCGCGGGGCCGGCGGGCTGGCCGGACTTCTCACGGGCCTTGCGGGCGACGTTGGCGCGGGACAGGTTGCCCTCGGCCTTGGCCTTTTCGAGCGCGGCGTCGAAGTCTTCAATGGACTGGAAGCCGTCTGTCAGGTGGTAGATGCCTGGCTGCCCGTGGCCCGCCCCGCTGAGTTCCTGCTTACTGGCGAACTCAGACGGACTGGTCAAAGTTGGTGTGCCAGTCGTTGATCGGCGTTCGCCGCCATGGCTCGCAACCGTCCCCTCGGCCTGCCCTTTTCGGATGCTCTTGCCGAGCGCGTACTCAGCGCGGCGCACCATTTCCTGCGCGTCGAGCTGGATCTCCTTGGACAGGTGGAGTTGCTTAGTCGCCTCGGCAGCGGTGGCGATCTCCGCCTTGGCGCGAGCGATCTGCTCGGGGCCGGTCATCTCTACGCAGGTAGACAGCCATGAGCGGGCCTGCTCCAGGTAGCCGATGACACTGACCGCAGAGGACTGGTCAACCGTGGCCAGAGCGGTGCTGGACTCGACGATCTCGCCGGTCTGCATGTTGAGGTGGGTCATGCCGCACCCCGCCGACGCTTGCGAGCCGTGGGTGCCTCGGGCTTCATCGAGTCGACGAGGCGGCGGCGGTCCTCGTTGCTGTACCGGAAGCCGGCGCGGCCACCCAGCTCGATACCGATGCCGAGGACGGCGGCCTTACGGCGGATGGTCTTAGGTGAGATGCCGAACTCAGCGGCAAGGTCGCTCGTGGTGAAGGGATACTCGCGGTTCATGCGTTCTCCTGGGCCTGGTGGCGGCGAAGGGACTCAAGGTCGACGAGCCGGATCGCTTTGACCCGCTCGGACTCAATGAGCCGGACCACATCCCAGGGCTTCGCGCCGATGATCTGCGCAGCCTGTGCAATGGAGACGTACCCGGCTGGTGGTGGAGTGTTGGTGGCTTCCACGGTTACTTATGTCCCCCTTAGTGGCCTTCGTGGCCCCTTGCGGGGCCTTGTGTACGTAAGTAATACGCCACTTTGGGGGCACATGCAACCACCATGGGGGATTTTTCCGCGTGTCGTTACGCGTCGTGCTGATCTGTGCCACGCTCACCTAAGGCCAGGCCGGGGGGCTATGGGGCCAGAGAGCAGGGGGCACCGATATGCGCACGTTGAGAAGTGCGGCAGACTTGCCGACCGTGGACGATGACGAGCAGCGGCAGCGCCGTGCCCAAGAAATCCAGCGTCGCCTAGAAGCACTGGGCATCGGCGACCGGGAGTTTCACCGAGCGACGGGCATCGACCGCAAGACGCTGAACCGCGCAGTCCAGGCGAATCCGAGCACTAGGCCGTCCACCTATGCCGCGATCGAAGCGGGCTTGACGAAGCTAGAGGAACACATGACCCCGCCGATGCCGCCGCCCACCGAGGGTGGACCGGGCACCGTCACATTCAAGCTGACTGGGAACTTTGGGGTCGACGTTGTAGTGCAAGGCCCGGTCGAGAATCTCGACGAGCTTGAGGCGTCAGTCGAGAAACTGCTGCGCGGAATGCGCAACCCGTCCACTGATGACCAGTAAGTCACGTTTCGCGAAGGTCTAGCGGTTTGTCGGTGCCCCGAATTAGGCTCCTACGTGAGCCACCCCACTCGGGGGGCCAGGGTCTAGAAGGGGGCTCCGCTAGACGTGTACGCCGTTCAGTACGTAGCAGACGACGAACTACCATGCGGGCGAGAGTGGGTGATGGTCCGCACTCGCGGTCAGGTCGTGCTGTTCCTCAAGGAGTCGGCAGTGTGTCCACGTGTGCTTGAAGAAGCGTGGGCAGGCTTCCGAGCACTCGAGCCGCGAGACTCGATCCCTGAGCAGCGCAGCCTGGCACGGAGGCTGGCACTAGCTCTCCCCGGCTGACCGGCTGGCCCCTGTCCGACTGGAGGGCGGGCAGCGGCGAGTGAGTCAGTCGAGCTCGGGTACGTTTGGGCCGAACGCCAATGATGCGGCGCGCGCTGCCATCATCTGAGCGTCGGGCAGTAGTGATGAGTAGGTGTCGACGGTCGTCTTGATGGACTCATGCCCCAGGCGTGCCTGCACGACATGGATCGGCACCCCTGCGCCCAGAAGCACGGACGCATGGGAGTGGCGCAGGTCGTGGATCCTTGGCCGCGGGCGTAGATGCTGTACGGCCGGCAGCCAGTAGCGCGACCAGAACGTGCGATGCAGTACCGGCCCACCGCGGTGCGCGGTGAACACAAGCTCGTCGCCCGCCTTACCCTCACACGCGGCCCGGAGGTCGTCTAGCATCACGTCGCCCACCACGACGGTTCGGTTCGACTTCTTCGTCTTTGTCGTGCCGACGACCCGCTTGTTGTCCGGTGACCACTTGAGCGCCCGCCGGATACGGACGTTCGGCAGGTTCACGTCCTGTACTTGCAGTGCGACCGCTTCGCCCCAACGACAGCCGGTGCCGTAGAGGAATCGGGCTAGCGGCTGGTAGTGCGCGGGGAACTTGGCTATGATGTCCACGAACTCAGCCGGGGTGATGATGCGCATCTCGGCCTGGTCGGCGTGCTTGCCTGCTGGCAGCGGCAGTCCGCGGGCGATGTTCTCTGTTAGGTATCCGAGCCTCACCGCCCTGCCCATGACACCTGAGAGCAGACCGCGCTGGTTCTCGAGGCTCTTGCGCGAGTAGGTCTTACCGAGGGTCATCACGGCGCGCGACAGATGGTCCTCAGTGACTCGGTTCGCAGGGAGGTGGCCGACCAGCGGACCCCAGGTGCGCGCCCATAGCCGCTCGTAGTTGAGCCGCGTCCCGTCCGTGGTGTTCGCCCGGAGCTGGATGTAGTCGGCTGCAACCTCGCTGAGCGTCTGCACGGTCGCGTCTTGCTCGGACTCGTAGAGCTGGTCAAGGGCGCCCTGTGGACCCAGCGCGTCGAGCCATTTGGCGAAGCGTTGAGCCTCGCGCTTGGTGTCAAACGTCTCCGATGACTGCCTGCCGGCGTGCCTGAACCGGACCTTGTAACGGCCCCCGGAAGTGGTCTCCACTGTCCTCATAACAGCAGTGTAGGGCGGCTCCTGTGTATTTCTGTGTACCGGAGCCGCCCTACATAGCCTCTGACCTGCGTGCGCGAGGGGGGAGTTGAACCCCATTCGCTCAATGCGCTGACCTGCACACATGCCGTTTCACCTGCGGTTTTGCCTCCAAATAACGCCGTTGTAGTTCGTTGATATCCGCAAAAGTGTGTACCAGTACACAGGAAGTCGTTGACAGAGTGCACCCCCATGCCCCACAGTGGGGGCATAGACCACCAGTACACGGGGGAATAATGGACCACGAGACACCGGCACGCGAGCCACCATCACAGCCCTAGACCGTTCGCGCCCATCCCTTGCGGGCAGCGAATCGAGCCGGGGGGAGCACGAAGCAGCGCCTCTCTCCGGGGGAACAGAGAGAGGCGCTGTGCTCGTTCAGTCCATCTACGGGGAGCCCCAATGACCCTCACCACCCGCCTAGCCCACCTCGCCGCAGCCCGCGAGCAGGCCGCCTACCGCCGCCGTGTCGCCGCGTTCGGACTGCCGGCTCTGCTTGCGCCGTACACGCGCCGGGTTGTGCGCCTGCCGCGTCAGCGTCAGTCCTAGAACGCAAGCAACCCCCCTCCTGGCCGCGTGGGCAGGAGGGGGGTTGGCATGTGGTGACGCCTATAACACGGTGATCAGATCATTCCCCGCCACCCGATGCAGCACCTCGGGAGCGTCGCCGACCTTGACCCACAACGCTTGCCGCGCGCCGATTTGGTCAGCGGAGTCGATCAGCAGTGACGCCTTCGCGGTCCCGGCGCTGGGGAACGTGAGCTCGTCGGGTGCCTGCCAGGTGGTCGGTTTGGCGTCGAGGGTGCCGAGCCCGACCGTGATCGTCGCGGCGTCGAGTGCCTGCCCGTCGCTCTCGGTGATGGTGGCGGTCACGTACTCCGCGCCGCCCGAGGTTACGTCGATGGTTCTCACTGTGCCTCCATGCGTGCGGCGAGCCGGTCGGGGTTGAGGGTGGCGTAAATGCGGTCGCGGCCGAGTGTTGCGCGCATCCGAGCTGGGTCGAGCTTGGCGGTGATGGACAGGTCGCGCGCTACTGGGTCGCCGCCTGTGCCGCGTCCGGTGGTGTGGATGGTGACGATGGATGCTGCGCCGGCCGTTGCGCGTTCGGTGGCTGCGCTGCCGGTGTGGGCGGTGATCTGGACGGTTGCCGATGCCCCGCCGCTCTCGGCCTGCGGTTCGGCGACTCCACCCGTGGCGACGATGACGACGGTTGCACCATTGCCGCCCATGGCGTTCTCGCGGGCCACTCCTGCGCCGGTTGCAATGATGGTGACGGACGTGCTTGCGCCTCGGCTGCTTTCGGTCGCGGCCTCACCGCCGCCCGTCGTGGTGACGGTGACCGATGTGGCTGCGCTCGAGGTGGCGGCTTCGGTTCCAGTGCCCGCGCCGGTTGTGCTGACGCCGATCGTCGCAGCCGCGCCCGTTGCGACAGTCTCGGCCGCTTGCCCTGCGCCGGTCGTGGTGACCGTGACGGTTGCCGCTGCGCCCCGGGAGACTTCCTCAGATGGGGAGCCAGTGCCCGCCGTGACCGTGGTGACCGAGGCGCCTGCGCCACTCGACGCCTGTTCCCCGGCGACGCCAGTTCCAGAGGTGGCGACGCTGACCGAAGCCGCCGCGCCACCCGACTCGTCCTGCGATGGCGCTACTAGGGTGATTGCGTCGTAGGTGACCGAGTACGGGCTAGCGGTGCCGTCCGTGTAGATGAACTCGATACGGCCGTTGGAGTAGCCGCGCTTGGTGGAGACGTGGGGCAGGCTTGAGGTCTGCGCGTCCACCACGACAGGGCTTTCCAGGGTCGCGGTGGCCCGTTCCCATTTACGACTAGTCAAATACCAGTCAGAGGCATATTCGGCCGCAACAAAGTAAACGTTGCCGTCTGCGTCATATGACGCGGAACCGGAATAGAGCCGTTCCGTCGTGCCGCCACTAACCATGTTGACCAGTAGAGGGGTTGTTGTTGTGGTGTCCGCGCCATCTCGTTCATAGATAACGATATCGCCCGCGGAATAACCCGCCTCAAACACATAGGCGGGGATGATGACTCGCGCGCCGTCGAATAGACAGTTGAGCCAACGGTAGCCCGGGCCCCCACTATCCACATACCGCGTGGAGTCGATTTCTCGTTCCGTGCCCCACGTCCACGACCCACCCGAATAATTAGCCTTCTTAAACCGAATACCCTTACCAGCCCCGGTTGCGCCAGCCGACCACGCCGCATACAGGTGCGGAGTGCCGCCCGCGACGGTCTTGCCGTCTCCGGTGTGGTTGAAGTCGATGGAGGGCCAGGTGTGGACACCCGTCCCGTGTGAGGTGCCGTTCAGGGTCTCGCCGAAAGTGCCGTTCTCTTTTGTGAGCGACCCTCCCGAGTCAACCCCGATCCGCTCGTAGGCGGCGAATGTCGTGGAACCGCTCACGTAAGAGCGAACGATATGGACTTTCCAGCCCGTCCCTTCACGGTGAGCCACGATGTCCGGATGGTTGCTGGGGGTCTCGGTGTTGACGGCGAACGCCGCGCTCCACGTCCACGCCGTCCTAGCAGCGTTCGGGGTGCCACGCCGGTAGTAGATGTAACCGTTGTGGCGGTCCTTATATACGACGTGGGCATAGTCGTCCAGGTCGATGAACAGTGACCCGTTCGGCGTGTAGCTGGTGCCCGTGCCCGCGAAGCCGAACTCTCCACCCTTGGCCCATGTCGCGCCGTCGTCGGTGGAGTAGTAGAAATCCATCGACGTGCCGGTGGTGGACGTGCCATCCCAGAACATCGACCACAGCACGCCGTTCTGGCAGCGGTCAACCTTGCGCTGGTTCGAGTACGCGGTCGCTGTACCCGCGGTCGAGCTGGTGACCACGGTCGGGTCGAGCACCGCCGTCGTCCATTCGGTCGCCGTCAGTGTCGGCAGGGTCAGCGACATCTGCGGCTCGGCCACGGTCCAGCTCAGCCACACGCGCGTCCGGTCCTCGGAACCGTCCGGCGTGTAGTCGAGCCACGGCCGGGGGAGTGCGCCGACCTTGACACCGCTCGCGAGGACGGTCAGCCCGCCCTCACCGTCGGAGACGAGATCGCAGCCGAGGCGCGCGATGTTCGTCGAGATGGTCTGCACCTTCGGCGGGCCAGCAGGGAAGCGCACCTCGAACTTGACGTGCTCGGCGTAGGTGACCCACTGGGCATCACCGAAGTCGGGGATGGTGAACGCCGCGACACTGCCGGACTTGTTCACCCCCGACGTCGGGATCTTGAACTCGAGCGACGCGCCGCCCTCGAAGGATGCCGCGAGGATGGCGTTGCGACCCTTGTAGGAGATGGCCCAGCGGGTACCCGCCTCGTCGACCCCAATAGACGTATCCGTGCCCGCAAAATGCGGGTGGATGCCTTGGGCCTGCGCGATAACCGTCATGCTCAGGCGGCGTTGTGGTCGATGCTGGTCGAGGCCGCGAGCAGGGTAAAGGTGCCGTCGTTGGAGAACGACACGGCGGTGAAGTCAGCGCCACCGTACTCAGTGCCCGCACTCACGGCAGAGTAGCCGCGCCAACCCGCGACAGTCGTGCCCGCAGTGACAGCGAAAACGATGTCAGTAGACGGGCGCGAGAGGCCATCTTCGGGGTCGGTCCACGTCACGGCCTCGCGGGTGGCTACAGCTGCGCCCAGGTCGTCAACGAGGCCGATGTGGGTGATGAGCGACTGGCCGTGGTCACGGATCGCGTTGAGGTATGAGGCGTTCATGGGCATCGGGGTTCTTCTTCCTATTGAGGTTTACAGAGAGGGAGAGGGTTAGCGGGGCAGGACGCCGATGAGCCAGAGCGCCGCGAGAACGAGTACGACGATCGCGAGAACGGATACGACATCAACCTGTCCACGCTCCACGCGCGGCGGGGGTGAACCAAGTGCGGAGGCACCCGTCGACGAGTCGCCCACCTTGTACGCGGCGACACCCTTCAATGCGGCAACCAATGCAGTCATGCCGGCCAGCGACAGGGCGGTCACCCAATCGGCATCGAGGACACCCACGCCTGTGGCGACGAGTAGAACAGCGAGGGCCTCGCAGAAGGTGGCGATGGTGCGTTCCGCAAGATCGCGACCGAATGCAGACGTGAACATGTGGTGTCCTTTCACTGGGGTCCGCGCTTGAGGGCGCGGAGAATCTTGTTCAACCACTGACGACGGGCAGGGTTCTTCGCCTTGTTCCGCTGGACGCGGAGTTGACGTTGGATTCCCGGCAGGAAGCGGGTTGGCTTGACGGGTGCGGCGGGTTGGGGCTCGAACTGGCCGGCGCGGATCAACGCCTGCACATGCTTCCCAGGGCACGCCGTGGACTTGAGATCACCGTGGCCGACGATCTTGTTCGCGCCCGGGTAGATGTCACGGAAGTCGGCGATGACTTCCTGTATGGCTTCAACGAGGAGCGCGGACGGCTGTTCATCGTTCGCGACAATCAGGAGGATCGCGCCGAACCTGTCATTGACGTCGGTGTGGCCGTTGGCGCCGGACTTCGTCCCCATGCCGCGGAGGTAGTACTTGCGACCCTCCTGGTCGACAGCGATCTGGTAGGCGATGTCTGACCACTTGTGGGTGTCCATGTGGTAGTCCTGCCACGACCTGAGTGCGGCAGCGACGACGTTGAAGCCACGCAGGGGTCCGGTCATGGCGGGGTAGTGGAGTGCAACGCCTTCGACTTGGTGCCGAGACATGGGGCCGGGGCCGGGTCGCGCTGCTCGGGCGCCCCACTCTTTGCGGCTGATGTACGTCACGGTGGTGCTCCTAGTTCTTGTGGATGCCCTGGGCCTTGCCGGATGGGGTCTTGCCGGACTTCCTAGCCGTAGGTGCAGCGGCAGTCCGCCGCGGTGGGGGAGTCGCCTTAGAAGGGCGCGTGGTGGGGCGGGATGCCTGCGCGCCTGCGACCTCGGTGAACACGGGTCGCACATACGACACGGTGCGGCTAGTGCGGAAGTCGACCCCCTTCGCCTGCAGTAGTTCGAGCATCCGTTCCTGCTGCCGGATCAACTTGGCGCGTTCGCGCGCCGCCGACCTGCGCTCGTTCGCGGCAACCTTCCGGTCCGTCCGCGCTCGGTCCTGCAGTACCGCGATCCGGTTGGTCAGTTCCGCGACCTGACCCTCTAGCGTCTCGATCTGCTGCGACCTGTCCGCAAGCTGAGAGATCAGCGCATCCTTCTGCGCCACCTCTTGCTCGCGGATCTCGTAGTTGCGGAAGCCCGCCCACACGACGAACGCGACGAGGATAAGTGCGGTCAGTGCGGCGAGGAATCGCCAGTCGAGGAACCGGCGCCGCTCCTGCTCCTCGATAATCGGGTACACAGGACTACTCACGGAACTGCCCCTCCGTTGCTGTAAAGCACGAGCCCGAGAAGGGCGAGGATGACGGCGCCGATGATGAGCTTTCCGGCCCAGTCGATCGCCGACGAGACGCGGTTGACCTTCTCGGTCAGCGTCGCGGACGCCTCTGCGTCGGCCTGGCGCACAGTGAGGAACACTTCTTTGGTCACGTAGGTCTTGGCGACCCGCTCCTCGAGGTGGTCGATGGCCTCGTTGAGCCGCAGGTCAAGACGGCCCATTGTCTCGTCGAGCTTGTCGACCGAGAGGATTAGCCGCTCGATCTCTCGATGCGTGAACTCGCCATCTGGCATCGGCACTCCCTCGGCCTTATGCGGCCCCCGGTGCGGTTGGGGCTGGCCGCGGTGTATGTTGCTTCGATCACCCGCGCCCGGTCGAGTCGGTGCGCGGCGTGCTAGGGGACGTCGGCGGTGCGCTGGCGTCCCCGCTCTCCTTTATCTGATCCCGGTCGCCCGGTTGCTTGACTGCAGCGTCTTGGTGCCGAGGATGCGGCGGCCCCCGGTGATGCCGAGGCCGTCATTGCCGCGCTGCAGGATGCGGTTGTGGGGAAGTCGTCGCGGTGACGTTCCGAACGACAGCCAGAACTTGTGCAGCCGAAGGACCGTTTCGGCTGAGTTCTTTTCGCCCTCGAGGTCGCCCACCCGCCAGGCGGCAAAGTCGAGGAATAAGCCAGCCGCCAGTCCGTCAAGGAGATGCTGGCGGGTGATCCCCCAGTCCGCGAGGAGGTCGTCACTGACCTCAAACGACCTGTCCTGCGGTGCCCCGCTATTGGCAGGACGGTCGGCCTCGGGGAATGGGTGGAGCGCCAGTGCAACAGAGTGGTCAGCGTTGTGTAGATAGAAGAAGTGGTCGCCGATCTTTGCCCAGTCGTCGGTGGTGGTGGCCGTCATGCGGTAATTGACGATGATCGGGGCCGTGGCGCTGATTGATGTCGTCAGTGTGTCCATGCCAATGTGCAGCGCGTCCTCGCGATCCCAGTTGTCACTCTTCGGGCTGGCGTCGCGCGACCTTACTTCGGCATAGGTGTCGTCGTCGTCGTCACGAAGCGGCTCATCCCCGACGACAACCGGCTCGTCCTTGATGACCTCGTAGGGCGCCCGTGGGTAGAGTTCGGCCGCCACGTCAGATGCCCTCGTTGAGCTGAATCCGCATCCGGCCCTTAATGGTGCAGTCAGCGACGGGCCATACGGCGAGATACAGAAAGTTGTTCTCGGTCCAGAAGTCCCACGAGCCATTGTCGCGGTGCTTGCCGTTGACCGGATGCACGGTGCGCTCGCCGTTGGCGTTGAGGTACGGCTTCGGCCACAGCCCACACGGCTGGTCGGGGGTGCCCCATGCTTCGACCATCAGCCGCTCATCCTCGACAAGCCATTCCGCGTTGTGGCTGAACACGTCGATCCGGTCATCCTCGTTGATCCAGACGGACGGGTCGCCGAGGCGGTTGTTGAGGACGTTCGGGTTCACCTTGTCGGCGAACACTGCGCAGTGGAACAGGGTCTCTGTATCACTGGTGCGCAACCAGAGCCGCGACATGGTGCCCACCTCGGCGGCAACGACGGGTAACACGTTCCATGTTCCGCCTATCAGCGTCGTGGCGGGGACGATGCCGGCGCCCGACTCGCCCTCCCATCCGCTGATCGAGTCCATCGTCTGTGTTGAACGGCGCAGCATGACATTCTTGAAGTGCTTGCCGGGATCGGAGCGCGCGATGGTGTTGCGTTCCTTGCGCACGGCCAGGTCGAGGAAGTGCCGCCCCTGCGTGGATACCGCGAGCGTGACGGACTGCGCGGGCCAGTCGACCTGCACCGAGGAGATGTGCAGCAGTTGGTTGAGGCCACCCTTGAGGTGGTCAACCTTGATGTTCATGCCGCCACGGAGCTCGAAGCGTGACATCTCCGCGGGGTCGGACGTGAGCGTGATCGTTCCCGCCCAGCCGCCCGCCCGCTTGAGCAGCGCCTTCGCGTTGCCCTTCGCGCGTCGCTTGGTGGTCGACTCGCCGTAAGCGACGAACAGCTCATTCTTGATGATCTGCGGGTCGTGGTTCGGGTTGAGCTTGATCACTGTTCCGTCGCCGGCCCGCTTGAAGTACGGAATACGGTTGTCCTGCGCGAGCGGTGCGAAATGCGACTGCGCAAACGACTGGTCGGGGAACTCTGCGGAGAACACGGCCTGCCAGGTGTCGGCGTCCACGATGCCCGTGACAGGCAGCCCCGCGTCGTTCTGCGTGTCCTCGACCGCAGCAGTTACGGCGGCGGTGAAGGTGTGCGTGGAGAGGTCGTCGGCCTCGAGGTCGCCATTGCCCCACAGCTCGCGGATGAGGACCGTGACAGCGCCGCCCGTGCTGTCGTCGGTGTCGCCCTGCTGCAGCACGCCAGGGAACGGCGGCACGGTCTTGTCGCCGAGGTTGGGGTACTTCGCGTTACGCCACCGCTCGCCAGTGGTCGACACACCCTCGCCATAGATGACGTTGGGGTTGTCCACGAGGTCGTTCGACAGTCGCACCTTGACGCCATGCGCACCCGCAGACACGGTGGCGTGCTTGGTGGTGAGGTCGCGCCAGTCGAGCGTGTAGGACTTGCGGCCCTCAGCTGGGTCGGGCAGGAGGGTGAGCGACTTGCCCTCTTTGGTGACGCCCATGCCGAGGGCGTAGTCGACAAAGCCGAGGTGTGTCATGGAGCGGTCGCCACGGATCGCGATGTCGATGCCCGACTTGATCGCCGTGATGTCGAAGCGGCCACCATTGGCGCCCGTGTCGAGCTCGGTGGTGATGGCATCGCAGATGTCGCGCGTCTGCCTGCGCCCAATGGGTGGCTGATGAAGCGCAAGGGCAGCCTGCCCAATGAGGTGGCCAGCGCACGTCACGGTCACCGTGTCGGCGACCTCGATGCGGTCGACGAAGCCGAAGAACAGGTTGGTCACCAGCGAGCCCGCGTTGTGCAGGTCGATGCGCACCTTGGCCCCGTTGTGCAGCCACGCGAGGTCACCGCTGCCGATGGTGTCGAACTCGGTGATCTGCGGGAACGACAAGGTGGCGTTGTTCGACCCATACGGGTCCGTGTCCTGCCATCCACCGATGACCGTAGGCACGTCGCGGAAGTAGGTGGCCTCCTGCCCGCCGACAACAAGGCGAAGGTGCCCCCAGTCCTGCACAGTGTTAGTCACCACGTCGGCCTCCCGTTCACTACTGTCGGAGCGGGCAAGGACTGGTGAACGCGCTTCACCTTCTCCCGCACGATCGTGGGCGGGGGCTCGGCAATGGGCGCCTCGTAGAACACGCGCGAGGTGCCGGTGTAGCTGTAGCCGTCGTTATTGAAGGTGTCGGACGAGTCGGTGAAGCCGAGCGTGTACGTGCCCGACAGACTCGCGGTGAACGCCGGCAGGGTCGCCGCGAGTGACCCTAGGGGGATTGCCCCGACGGGTGCCACGTAAGACCCCGAGAGGGTCGCTGTGACCACAGGGAGTGACGCCGCAAAGTCACCGATGGGTGTCGTGACGACGGGCGCCACATAGGATCCCGACAGTGACGCGGTAACAGTGGGGAGCGTTGCGGAGAGGTCGCCAACGGGTCCGGCTCCGGGCGCGGTGTACGTACCCGCCAGCGTGGCCGTAACTGCGGGGAGGGCTGCTTCCAGCACACCGGATGGGTCGGTGGCGGCCGTGAACAGGTCGGTGGAGAATTCCACCCACGGCACTAGGGCGGTGGAGGTGCCCGACACGAGGTCATGGTCACTCGTGGCGATCGCGTCACCGATCGTCAGCCGTGCATTTCGGATAGCATCGGAGTCGCAGCGGTAGCCGACCTCGAGGATTATCCGGTCGCCCTCCTGCACCGACACGCTCGACACTGGAACGCTGTCCCAGATTCGGGACGCCTCGATGGTGCTGGTCGTGAACTCTTCATTTTGCGCACCGACCGTCGCAGACGGCGCGGTGTGGGTTGATCCGGCATAGAGAGTGCCTCGGACAGTCGAGCCGTCACCGGATACGACGGTCGCGATGATTTGCAGCCATGCGTCTACGCCCGTGGCGTTCTGTCGTGCAGCCACCACTGCGGAGAGGGTGCCCCCACCAACTGTTCCGGCCGCGCCGAACGTCTCGGCCGAAACGAACTGGGCCACGAGGACATTGATCAGGTCCGCAGATTCGGTGGAGATGTTCGCCGTATCAACGACCGACGTGTTGGTCTTTGCCGTGCTGGCGGGAAGTCGAACCGCCTGTGAGGTGGCACCCCATGCTGCTGAGAATGCGGGACTGGCCGCAGCCGTTCCCGACGATGCTAGATAGAAGCGAGTTGCCATCGTAGATCACCTCCCCTCAGAGAGTCGAGAGGAGCCGATCAGGACGCGGGCGCCGTGACCGTACCCGTGGCGAGCTTGACGGTGCCGCCGTTCGTCCATATCACGGAGTCGAAGTTGAGCGTCGCGCCCGAGGTTGCGACGTCACCATCGAGGACCGTGGCGCCGTTCGAGTCGGCGATGCGGAAGTGGGATGCCGTGCCATCCGCAGCAACTGTCGCCTCGAGGTCGGGGTCGAAGTCGAACGTCGCAACACCCGCAGCCGCAGCGGCAAGCGCCGGGTCGGTGAGGGTGAAGGTCGCCAGCAGCGTGCCGGTGATCGCGTCGTCGCCCGTCGCGGGCTGCGTGCCCGAGTAGACGTTGAGGGTTCCGGCCGCCGCACCCGCGTCAGTCAGGGCCGTGATCTGGTTCGCCAGCGCGTTACGGGTCGGCGTGGAGAGTCGCACATTCGCCATGTCAGTACACCAGTCCTGTGTTGAAGGTTCGTCGGATACGGATAGCCGGACCAGCCCCGGCTGCGGTCACGGTGATGTCCTCGTCGAGCCGGCCGAAGTCGAACACGTCGGCGGTCAGTCCACCGGGCAGCCAGATCGCCCAATGCGTGCCCGTGTTCGAGCCCGCCGCGGTGGAGTCGGGGAACGTCTGGATCTTGGACAGCTTCACGCCGTTCGTGTTCGTGGCGAGCCAGAAGGTGCCGTCATTGGTGCCGGCGATGCGGGCATAGCCGGGGTAGCTGATCTCCGCGAACGTGTCGACGCGCGGGTCTGCGGTGATCAGACCGACCTCGAACGTGAGCGGCATCGTTGAGCCGTGGTTCGCGCCCCAGAGAGCGTCGAGTGCGGCCTGCTTTGCGGCGAGGGACAGCATCACGCCTCCAAGGGTTGGACGGGGATCGTGATGACAGCGCGCGCAATAAGACCGCGGACCATGCCCGAGTCAGCAGTGCCCCACGAAAGCCGCGCAGGTAGGCATGCGTAGACGTCCAGGTCGCCAACAAGGGTCACGGTCGCCGTGTAGGAGAACTGCCCCACGATCGCCTCGAGCGCCCGCTTCTGCGCCTTCAATGTCGCCGCATCGTTGGCCTTCGTGTAGACCGTGAGTCCCAGTGAGCCGAGCGCCCGGACAGCCTGCGTGGCAAGGGCGCCAGCGACGTGCGGGGAGTCGTCGGCGAAGGTCGTGCGGTACTCGACCTCCGGCTCGATCAGGCCGTCCTCGTCGAGCCAGTATGCGGCGCCGTGCGGGTTATCGGAGATGGTCAGGGCTGGGGAGCCTGAGAGGGTCACAGAGGTCATGTGAAGTCAGCCCCTCCGATCGCGGCGGCGCGTTGTAGGTGGCTCATCTCCCGCTTGGCTGCGGGGAGGTCGACGCCGTTGAAGTTCATAACCACACCGTTGCCGCCGCCATAGGAGTCACCCTTGAGTTTCGTGTCGAACCCAGCGGACGCCTTGGTGATGTCGCGCAACGCCTGTGCGAGCTTCTCGGCCGCACCGAGCGCCGTTAGGATCTCCGAGGAGTCGATGCGCGGCTTCGGGATGTTCTCGATTGCCCGGTTGAGCTGCCGTGTCACACGACCCGTGTCGTCGATGAGCACCTTAGCGTCGGTGACCGGCCGCTTGACACCGAAGATTTCCTCGGTGAATGCGCTGGCCGAGCCTGTCGCTGAGTCGATGGAGCCCTTGAGGTTGCCGAAGTCCTCGGCCGCGGCGCCGATGCCACCGAAGCCACCGAGGGCGCCTTCCTTATTGGCGTTCGCTGCGAACCGATCCGGGTGCCGACTGCTTGAGAACTCGGCAGCCGCGACGCCGCCTGCGACCACAGCGGCGGGACCGCCCCACTTCGCAACACTCTTGAGCCAGCCCGCCTTGCCACTACCGCCACCAGCGCCACCGAAGCCCTCATTAACCACGAACACGGGGATCGGCTTGGCGGAACCAACGAGGCTGCCTGCGGCCTTGCCTGCCACCTTGCCGAGCCCGAGTTTGCGGCCGACGAACAGGGACGCGCCGCCGCCGACGATCGCGGTCTTAGCCCACGCGGGCATATCGTTGAACGCCGACACGAGATCCTTGGCGTGCCCTGCGGCTGGCTTGAGTACGTCGCGGATGGTGCCGAGGGTGGTTCCCATCGCAGGAAGGATCTCGTTGACCAGCGGCCGTGCATCGTCGGCGAAGTTACTGATCGCCGGAATGCCCTTCTTGTTGAACCACTCCGAGAACCGCTCGAAAGCGGGCACGCCCTTCTCAACTAGAAACGTCGTCGCGTCAGTGACGATCGGCAGTAACCCGACACCGAGCTTCGCCTTCGCGTTCTCGAACCCCGCGGCGAGGATGCGCTGTTGGTTCGCCAACCCACCGGAGGTACGGGTGAAGTCGCCTTGCTGGTCGGAGGTCTGCTTGAAGATCGCCGACTGTGCCGCGAGCACCTTCTGCTGTGCCGTCAGTGTGGGGATGGTGCCCTCGGTGGCCTTCGCAAGGCTCGACTGCGCCGACCCCAGTGAAGCCTCGGCCTTGATCGCCTCGAGGCTCTTGGGGCCGAACTCGGCTACAGCCTCGTTGTATTTGACCTGCCCCTCGAGCACCTTGGCGTGGTAGCTCTTGATCTTCGCCTCATCTTTGATGGGCTTCAAGATCCCGAGCGCCATCGCCTCGGCCTTCAGGGTGGCGTCGTCGAGAAGCACTCCATATTTACGGATCGGCTCAGCCTCGCCGCGCAGCGCCGACCCGATCGCGAGCACGGCTTCCTCGGGCGAGGTGTTACCGAATGACGCCATGTCGGAGGCGAGGGTGGTCAGCTTGGTTGAGAACTTCCCGAGTTTCGGGCCCTCAAGTCCGGCGACCTTGCCCATAATGCCGAATGTGGCGATCGCGTCCAGGGATGCCTGCTTTGACTGCCCCATCGACGTGTCCGCGGCGTCAGCGAACTTCTCCAGCGCAGGGATCGCCTTGGCGCCGAAGATTTGCTCAGTTTTCGAGATCGTCTCGTTGAGGTCTGAGGCAGCCCCAACCGCATCCTTGCCGATCTTGAACGCGAGCGCGCCGGCACCAGCTAGGCCAACAAGTGCCGACTTTGCGGCGGTTTTGAAGATTCCGCCGAACCGTTTGCCCGCCGACTTGCCCGCGGCGTCGCCAAACACCGTGCCACCGGAATCACCAGCGGCCGAAAGGTGCTTAGCGCTGCCCTTCTCCAGCTCAGACCCGAAGCCCTTGAAGCTAGGAATAATGCCGAGTGAGGCGTAACCGACTTCGGCCACAGGTCAGCCCTCCTAGCGTTTAGTGGAACTGGGCGAGCGTCTGTTCGAGCTCGCGGTGCTTCTCGGCGGCCCTGGCCTCGGTGTCCCACTTCTCAAGGACACGCCACGTCGGTGCCTCATGCGGCAAGGCGAATGTCCGTACCAGAATCTGGCGCAGCGTTAGAGTGCCGCGATAGAAATCAGTCAGATCGGTGTGCCCGTAAACCCAAAGCGCGCCCTCGACCGTCTCCTCGTGGTCGCGCAGGAGGCGGTCGAGGGCGATCAGTTTCCCGCGCTCTTGAGACCCATCGCCTCGGCCATCGCATCGGTGAAGGCGTCGAGGTCGTCGAGCTCCGGGTCGGTCTCCATGAGTGCCACGAACTCCTCTGGGGGGAGGTAGGCGTGGCACATGGCGACGTCGAGGTTGCCGTACAGGTTGTAACCCTCGCGGTAGCGCACGACGTGGGAGAAGTGCTGCTTGGCTGGGACATGCCACGTCCGCTCGAAGTGCTCGAACGTGACCGTCTCGCGGGTTACTTCATTGACTGCAGGAGTGCTCATGCGCGGGAGTCCTAACTATGTGCGCGGGAAAGTTGAAGCGAGGTCGGCGTCCCGCGCAGGTCACCGACCCCGCATCCGTGGGGCTACTTGCTCCTGGGGTAGCGCGCGAGTCCGTCGCGCACCAGCCGTTCGGCAGTTGCCTTGTCGACCGTCCGACGTGCGCCAGCCTCGGCGCCGCGGGACTTGTTGAGGAGGAAGATGACCTGCTTGTCGTCACTCTTGTCAGCCATCACTCATCACGCCTTCGGGCCGAGGTAGTAGTCGTACAGCTCCTGGTCGGCGGTCGGGTAGACCGTGACGGAGCAGGTGTACATGCTCTTGCCGTCCGTGAATGCGCGGGTGATCGAGTCGATGGTGCAGTACGACTCGGAGACCTTGCGCTCCATCTGCGTGTCGTTGGTACGCAGCAGGCCGAGCTTGAACTGCTCATTGGGATCACGGTGCTTGATCTTGCCGCTGACGACCGTGCCAGTGTCGGTCAGACCGGAGGCGTCGTAGAGGATGCCGAGGGTAATCAGCGTCGTCTCGAGAGCCGTGAAGGAGAAAGCCTCCTCCTGGTTCTTGTAGGTCTTGGCGTAGATGCCGTGACCGAACGCGGAGTGCGCGGTGACGTCGATGCGCTCCTCGCCGTTGTCGAACGGCGAGTCGTCGTCGAGCATCCCAACGGGGTCCCACTCGCTCGTGACCGGAGTCGTCGCGGTGGGGTCGTTGAGGGTGAACGCTCCGCTGCCGGTGGGTGTGGTCGCAGTCAGCGAGCCAAGGAGCACAGCGCCTTTGCTCCACACCGGGGCTTGCGTCGGGTCACCATAGAGAGGCTTGGTAGCCATGCCGGTGCTCCTTCGTTGCTAGATGGTTGCGCGGGAAACTCAGGCGACCGGAGACGGGCGTGTCTCGGCGGTCAGGGTGAACGTGCAGAACGGCAGGCCCGTGTCTGGGTCGATACCGGGGGCGCGTCCGATGCCGGGGGTGTAGCGCCACACATCGGACGAGCCGGCGTCGAGCAGGACCGCTTGCACCAGTGACGCGAGGGTGATGCCCGTGCCGACCTGCCCCTTGGGGGTCCAAACCGTCACGCGGATCGCGGTCAGCTCGCGCTGGCGGTCCTGCGTGGGTGTGCCATCCCAGGCGTGTTGGATATGCGGGGCAGTGATCGCCGTCGTGGGGAACGCCGTGGAGATCGTCGCGGTAGGCCAGTACGTCGGCTTGGCGTCCGTCAAGCGGGCCTGTACGTCCGCGCGGGGATCGGGGAAGGCGTAGAGCGGCATGAACCCTCCCGAAGTAGTGACAAGCCGGACAAGGCGCGGCTACGGTGGCGAAATGGACTTGTCGACAGCCTTGATGCTGAGCAGCGGCCTCGGCGTGCTCATCGCCGGTTACATCGGCTACCGGCGCGGAGAGCCCCGCGGCGGTGTCGTCTGCGGGTTTCTGCTTGGTCCAGTGCTTGGCTCGGCCCTGATTTGGCTGGGCACGACCGAGCGGTTCGCTACTCCCGAACCACCAATCCGGCCTGTGAAGCAGCGCGGCTAAGCGCGCCGTGCTTGGCCTGTACGGCGAGCCCGGCTGCGTGAGCCAGGGTGACGTAAGCCTTCGCGCGGTCGAGACGCATTGAGGAAGTGTTCTCGGGGCCGTAGACGTTGACGGGGAGCGACACATCGCCGCCCTCGACGCGGACGCCCTGTGAGCGAACATTGTCGGCGATCTGCTCAGCCAGCGCCTTGATGGCGGCGTGCATCTCGCGGGACTTGGCGACTTCCTCTATGCCGCGCGGGTCAAGCTTGATGCGCGCCACTAGACGGCGCCCGCACGCTTGACGGGAACCTCGATACCGGGCGCCCAGCCAGTGAAGGGGGACTCCCATACGCCGGGGAGACCGTCGACCTCGTACAACTCGCCATCGATACGGATACGGTCGTCGGAGTCGATCGCCACAGCGGGGCCATAGATGACCTTGCCGACGATCACCGGAGGCACGCGCGGGTCGGTTGACTCGGTGGCGTACCGCGGGGCGACTGCGCATGGACCCCAGGACGTCTCCGTCTCGATTGTGGTGCTGTCGCCGAGGGGGTCGGTCGTGGTGGTTGTGGAGATGAGTGTCAGGGTCTTGCCATGGGGGAACATTAGGCGGGCTCACCGAAGATCGCGTAGCCGGCCAGGACCGCGCCACAGTCACAGTAGTTCGCGCCGAAGTTGATCGAGCACCAGTCAGCGTGAACGATAGACGTGCCCACCGTGTCGACGGCGAACGCGCCCGTGGGGCCGTCGCCGAGGTGGTCACGGCAGACCGCCTGTAGTTCCTCGATGTCCGAGGGCCAGAACAACCCGCGGCGTTGTTGCCGATTGTCAATGGTCTGCTGGAACGGCCCTGCGGACTGCTGAGTCACGGCACCTGAGCCCGACTCGTGCCAGCGCAGCACGGCGTCGCGCAGGATGCCCTTGACAGCCTCGGCGTTGTCGTCGCTCAGGGTTTCGTCCCGAACGCAAGGGGCGACCCGTGCCGCGCGTGCAAGCGCCGTGTCGATCATGGCCTGCGCCTTCGCGTCGTCGATCGTGGCGAAGGGGGCAAGGTCAGCGGTCGTAAGCGTTACAGCAGGCACGGGTCACCTCCTTACTTGTCGTTCTTGTCAGACGACGCACGCTTGCGCGTCGACTTCGGCTTATCCTCGCGGGGCGACTCGATGACCGTGAACCCTCTGCGAAGAAGGCTCTCGACCCTCTCGTCAGGAACATTGACCACCGAGCCACCCGAGTGGCGAAGGCGAGCCATCAGGCCACCGCGTCAACGATCTTCGCGAAGGCGGCGAGGTCGGCGATGCCCCAGCCGTAGACAACCTCCGCGCGGAAGGCGACCTGGTTGTTGCGCTTGAGGTCGCCCTGACCGTCCGGGTCGCCGTAGCGGATGACCTCGAGGCCGAGCTGGCGCTGGATGCCCCAACGGATGGCCGAGAAGTCACCAACGAACGCGCGGACGTTGGTCGCCGTAGCGGCCACACCCACAGCGCCGACCGTATTGGACACCGACGTGCGGTGGTTCTCAAGCTGCGAGACCTCCGTCGACAGACGCAGGTCCGGGTAACGCTTGATGCCATCCGCGGTCCGGTTGGAGAAGAACGCCGAAGCGAACGCCGGGTCGAGAGCGAGGTCGCTCGGCAGGTAGCTCTGCGCCAGAACCAGCGCGTCGGCCGCGTCGAGGTTGGCGTAGGGCTGGTCGCCGCCAGCGATCTCGACCGAGTTGGTCGTGTCAGACAGGCTCTCCGCCATGGCGGCCACAGCGGCACCGCCGGTCGGGTTGATGCCGTGGTAGACGCCGAAGTCCAGCGCGCGCGACAGGGCGGGCTGAATGAGGTTCAGCACCTCCTGCACAACACCGAGCTGGTGGTCCTCGTCGGCCCACATGACCTCTTCCGTCCAACGGACGGTCTTGTGGAACTTGAACGGGGTGACCGTCTTGGTCGTCGGGGTGACGGTGGACGAGCCCTTGTTGGCACCCTCACCGACATACTCGGCCTCGCCGATGTCGAAGGTCATCGACTGGCCGGCGCCGAACTTCATGGGGATCGAGTTGGACAGTGCGGCGACGGACGAGCCGTACTTCACCTTGCCCAACCACGGGTCGAGGATCTGGTCGGGAATGTTGAGATCCCCGGTGGTCAAAACTGCCATTGTCTTGCTCCTGTCTTAGTCGCCGCTGTTGAACAAGCTGCGCGTGAATGTGCGCAGGCCGTCCTCGTGCGGCTCGGAGGGGGTCGCGCCCTCGCGGGGCACATGATTGCCTTGCCTCTTGCGCTCCGACTCGCGCTCGGCGAGACGCTTGGCCTGTGCGGTCAAGGTGTCCTCGTCGGTGCCCGTCAGGAACAGGTCGGCATCCTCATCGGCGATGCCATGCGCGGCCTGCACGCGGCGACGTAGCGCCTCGCGCTGGCTCTGCTGCACCTCGCGCTCGAGGGCTGCGATCCGCTCCTCAGCGGTCGCTGCTTGGCCGGCCTTCGTCTTGAGCTCGTCATAGTCACCGAACTTCGCCCGCTCGCGCTGTACGCGCTCCTTGACGATCCGGTCGACGTCAGCCTGAGTGAAGGTCTGCTCCTGCTTGTCCGAATCCTTGACGCTCTCGTCGAGCTTCGGGTCCGGGGTCTGGATCTCGCTCATCGGTTCTCCGTTACCTCGTCAGGTCGTACTCCGGCGTTGGGCGCCGCCGTGGCGCTAACCCCCCTGCGGGGTGGCTTCGTTGGCCCGCTACTCGGCGAGCCATGCCCGCGTGCGCGCGTTGTGCGCGTCTCTTGCGGATTGACTGGTGAAGCGTTGGCTTGGCACGTAGGGCTTGACCTCGCGTGCCTCGTTGCCGTACTCAGGGACTGCGACACAGCCGCAGTCGTCATGGGCTGAGAAGTCGGCGGTCGTGGCGCTATAGACGGCGCCGCGTCCTGCGATGCCTTGACAGAAGTCGCAGGCACTGCCATCCGTGTGCCGCGACCAACCACGCCCCTGCGGGTCTTGGCGAAGCGAGCCGATCACCGTTTCGCGCCCTGCATCAGCGATCAGCCGTTGCGTGCCGCCGAACACTTTGCCGAACGCGGCGTCAAGATCCGGCGTTGCGCTGTAGAGCGGCGCCACCGACCAGCGAGCCAGGGACTCGAACCGACCCTCGTCGGCCACCAGTGCGGCAGGAATGGCCCGGAACCGGCCCCCTGCGCCCTGCTCGTCGCGATAGTCGTCATACCAGTCAGCCGCGAGTGTTGCTGCGGCCGAGCCATAGATTGCGACCAGTCGGGGCAGGGCGTCCATGAGGGCGTCGCGCACATCGTCGGCCGCCGTCCCCGCCTGCTGAAACAGCAGCCGCAGATCAGTCTCGGCGATGCCTACCAGTGCGGCCAGGTCGCGGCGATGGTCAGCCGGCGTCGCCACGGGTCACCACAGGCTGCCCGTTTGCCGCAGCCTCAGCCACGGCGCGCAGCGCTGCAGAGCCGCCCATGCGTCGCTTGTCGGCGAGCGCGCGACGGATCTGCTGCTCGTCGAGCCCGAGGAGTTCAAGCCCAACCTCAGTCTCAGCAAGCCACGGGATCGCGGAGAGTTGCTTCACGCCCGCATCGGCCTTCGCTGCCCGCGACAAGAACCGCGGGTCGCGCCACTTCGGGGCGATCGTCGACCACGAGGCAGGAACCTCGCTGAGCCCGTTCGCCATTGCCAGCGCCCGGACCTGCGCCCGCTTCAATGACGGCCCCCAGTCGTCCGTCGCACCCTCGGCCTCAGCAATCAGCTCGTGCTGTGATGCGTCATAGGACTCAGCCGACGTCGGGTTGGCGATGTCGGTGATTGCGACCGCCGTGTCAGGCAGGCTGGTCTCGCGGGCGAACATCTTGGCGTAGGCGTTCAGTGCCGCCAAGTGAGGCTCGGGGGAGGATGCCGCGAACTGCTTGACATCGGCACGCGGGTTCTCGGCCTCATCGTCGTCGGGGATCGCCTTGATGCGCCCGAGCATGACCTGCCATGCGGCCTTCGCTGAGCCGTCAGCGTTCTTGAAGATCTTCTCGTCGGCGCCCAGCATCCAGAGCTCGGGGTAGGAGTAGACGTCCATGTGACCCTCGAGCCGAATCAGCTCACGCAGCGCCTGATCATGCAGCGACATGACCGACCGTGAGATCCGCGAGGAACCCAGGGGTCGGCCAGCGCGCGGCTTGTAGACCAGCGGCTCGGCAGGCATTCCCCATGAGTGCTCAGAGTGCCCGGTGGTGAACCACTTGCCGTCGACCTTCTCGCCCGTGATCGTCAAGCCGTCGAGGTACAGGGCAAGACTCGAGGGCTTGCCCTGGTCGTCGCGGCCCGTAACCGAGAGGAGGTCGTCGAGGCGGCGGGTTCGGGGGTTCCATGTGCCGGTTGCCTGCAGAGCGTCCTTGACATGAATCAGCGCGGCCGGCTCGCCCGCATCCTCATCGCCACGGGTGTTCACAAGGAACGAAACGCCGTGAATCAAGGAGGAGATGAGCGCCGACGAGATCTCCGAGCCGAGGTGGTTGCCCTCATAGACCTCACGAAAGCCGATCGAGTCGAGGTCGCCATCGGGCCACACGAAGTCGTCAAGGTTGCAGCGACGAGCCAGGATGTCCACAGCCTTCGCCGACCAGCCAAGGACAATGCCGAGGCGGTAATACTGCGGCGGAATGACCGTGCCGACCTGACGGATAGCCCGCTTGCCGTCGTAGTACGACGCGCGCAGGAAGTTGCGAGGCTGCTTCTTGTCAAGCCTCTCGAGCAACCCATTGAGGGTCGCGTTGTCGTCATCAGAGACTCCGGGCAAGGTGATTCGGTCGTGCGCCACTAGATCACCACCGCCCTTCGATCGCTGTTTCTACGTTTCTGAGGTTTCTTGACGGTCGAGGACTGGGCGCCCCAAAGTGCGAGCGTGCAGGCCACGAGCGGCGTGATGTCGCTTGCGGCGCTCTTGCGGTTCCAAGCCCAGGCGTCACCCAGGCTGCGCTTGCGTGCCACGCTTAGCGCGACATTGAGTTGCGGTTGGTTCGTGTGACGCAGCCATGACTCGTAGGCGCCGGAGTAGACCTGTCCGCACGCCGCCGCCATGTCGCGGGCCGTCGAGGTGGTGACCTTGATCTTGGCCTTCGTTAGATCGTCGATGATGGCCGCCGCGGGGGAGGCGCCGTCAATAACAACCGCGCGAACTTGCGGGTTGGCTTCAATGAGCCGCACTAGGTACGGGGCGAGCCATGCAATGCCGGGGCGCTGCTCGTCAAGCTCGACGTGCCACAGCCCGTCGTCCCGCTGGCCGGCGAGTGCGACGGATGCCATCGCCATGTTGGGCGCGACGTCCACGGCAAGCGCGAAACGGTCGACTGCAAACGAGTTCTCATCCGAGATGTCATGCCAGGTGTCGGAGTCGATGACCGCATTGGATGCGGCACCAGACCACATGCCGAGGCGTTCACGCGCGAAGCCCTCGTCGGAGAACTCGCCGCGCTCGCCTTCAATCACCTCGAACTGCAGGCGACCACCAAGGGCGGGGTTCGCGTTCGCCCACTCCTCAGGAGAGTCGAGGTCGACGTCACCCTCACATGACCACTCGTGCCAGCAGCGTCGGCCGGGACGAGCGAGCGCATCCTTGCGGACGCGGGTGAACACTTCGCCATTGGCCTTTGGCCCCGGAGGGGTGCCGGTGTAGATGCGCTGGGGGTTGCGCAGCGGAGCGGCTGACATTGTGGGGGCCAGCGCCTCGAGGGCTTCGTCAGCAAGCTCTTGCGCCTCGTCAAATACGATCACGTCGACCGTGAAGCCACGCCCCGAGCCTTTGGAGCGGGCCACGATCTCAACGGAGCCGCCATTGGTGAGGTAGATCGCCTCTTGCCCATTGACGTTGCGCACCTCTTTGACGAGCGCGTTCAACTCGGGGAACTTCGCGCCGGGGTCGCCGGCCTTCTCGCCAAAGAAGTGCTTGAGGCGGCGGAAGTGCTTCTGTGCCGTCTTGACCTCGTGAGCAGTGTGTAGGAACTTCTCGCCAAGACCAACCATGCCGAACAGCTCGCGGATCTCGAGCGCGCCGTTCTTGCCGTTCTGGCGAGGCACCGACAAGCCACACGTCATCGACGCCCACTTGCCACGCGCCTCAGCGAGCCAGTCGTTGAGGATGAGCTGCTGCCACTCGTCGGGCACTAGGCCGTAGTCGCCAGCGAAGTCCGCGGCGAGATCTCCGAAGGTCTTAGCCGCTGTTGGTGCGACGTGGAGTCTTGGATCCTGCTTGCCTATCGCGAAGGCGCTTCTCGAAGTCACTCAGACCCGTCTCCTTCGGCTTCTGCTCAGTGCCGCCGAGACTGTCGATCTCGGCCAGGGTTGAGCGCCGCTCGCGGGCCATGATCGTGTAGTTCTGATCCGAGTCACACACGGCCATACGCCGCTCTAGGCCGTCGACGATCTCCCGTAGGTGCTCGAGGCGGGAGCGTGTTTCCTGCTCGCTCACGGTGCCTCCCAAGGGCGGGGGTAG